GTTAGCTATTAGCTAGCAACGCACTCAAGGTGCAGGCAGTTAGTAGCCCGACGGATGCTGATACCGCTTTCCTTCAGGAAGTGAACAGCTGCTCCGTCAACGTCAGTAGCGCGCAAAGCGTTACCACCAAATCCGGGAGGCACAGAAGCACCGGCAACAGCCCAACGCATGAGCTCACGGCCCTTACGTGTCACCATTGCAACGTTGTTCTCTCCGTCATAGACAGACATGTCGAGGAACACCATGCGGTAAGACTCCATTGGGAGGCCAGTCACAGGGTGACGCTCTGAAGCCAAGGCACGAGCACCGTGGTCAAACAAAGGCAAGTGGCGCACCGTGATGGTGTGTCCGTCGATGTGCTGGTACTGGGTGAAGAATCCACCAAGGCTCAGGTTACGACCGCTTCCGCTAATAAAGCTAGCAGGGTCAGTGTTCTTGATGTAAGCACCAGTAGACACCTCTTCCTTCATAGCGTTGTCGAACTCTTCCATACCACCGAGGCCGGTGAAAAGGACGATGTTCATCTGTGCAGCGTCAGAGGCTCCATAGAGAGCGTCACGAACAACAGACTTCAACTTAGCAGCAGTGAGCTGTGAGTAGGTATCCACGTTAGGAATCTGCTCAAGAACACCAGAACCCAAGGGCACAGGCTTACCGTTCTCGTCAGTCTGGTGGATAACACCGTTAGCGTCGCGGTTGTACTTGCTGTACCACATAGCGAGCTCACACTCCTCCTTCCAACGCAACATGTGCTGGTACTCCTCAAAGTCGTACCAAAGGTTGGTAGTCCGTCCGCCGACGTTGAACTCAAAGTTCACAACGCGGTCAGGCATGTTGCCTTCGTAGCGGTAAGACTTACGCAACAGAGAAATCTGGTTGCGCATTTTAGAGGGAGCTACCCAGTTGCTCTCAGTTCCACGTGAACCAGAGAACGCGTTAGCGGCAAACAACTGAACAGCGAGAATGCCTGCAAGGTCCGAAGAGTTTACGGTAGCATTGCTATCAGAAGTAACCAACTGAACAGGGTACACAAAACCGCCGGCACCGGGGGTGGGGTCACCCGTGATACGCAGCTGCGTGTTGTTAGTGTCACCAAATTCAATAACGTAGTTCTTGTTGAACCAACGCTCGGCAAAGGTAACAGTACCTCCAACGACAGAGATAGTAGTGTTGGCGACAGCAGCAACAGACTTGTTGATGCGGCCCATCACTGGATAATCATACTCGATATCGTTGATGTACTTGACGTTGCCCAATCCTTCAGTCAAGAAAGAGAGTGGGAAACGCTTGTCTTCACGTCCGCTCAAGTGAGTAATCACTGGGGACAAAACATCAGGTTGCGTGAGCAGAGCATTGGCCAACGAGTTTTCGTCGGTCATACCTTCGCCATTGAAGGTATCCTCATACAAACGCAACTTCTTGAGGTTATCAGCCATAATTTTGGATGGTTGAATAATTAGAAATTAGCTTACAGCAAATCCTTCAACGAAGGAATTGTGTTCGCCTTGGTCGTGCCCGATTTAGTGCGGGACTTCATACGACTACCCGCACTCGGAGCAGCAGTAAGTTTAGACTTTAGAGAAGAAACCTTCTGAGTAGCCGCCGCGTTCGACGCCAACTTCTTCAGGTCAAACCCTTGATAGAGAAGATACTCTACGGCAAGGGCAGTCTCTTGGTCAATATTTTGACGGTCAATATCTCGCTGCGTTATACCTTGTTCGTTCACAGGAGTGGTCATCCACTCATAGAACTTACCACGCTGACGCTGCGGGATTGACATACCTTTTAGATTACCTGCACTGATAGTTTCTTGCACCCCGTTCCAGTAAGCTTCGGACTCAGCTCTTTGCTGCGCCGCCTCTGCCTGCTGTTGGGCAAGGAGTTGTTCTTTGCGTTGACCCTGTGTCCTTTGTAACTGCTGCAAATAAATGCTAGCGTTGTCCTTAAGGATACCGGCGTCTTCGTAAGACTCTACCATGCGTGAAATGTCCTCGTCCCCAAAACCCTGCTGCCGCATGCCATCAATAACAACCCGCTTCTGTACTGCAAGGTTATCATCGACTTCTATGGAGTTGTAATCCATTTGAGCTTGCTGTGCTTCAAAGTATTTAATTGGGTCTCCGTTATTAGCACGGTACTCAAAATACTCTTTCACATCAGGCATTGTTGCGAAAATCTTCTCCAGTTGCTCGCTAGCAATCTGTTGTCCAACGGCGGTAGTGTACTCAGCGAGTCCGTCGTAGTCCTCAGAAAAGTTACCCTCTACTTCATAACCCAGCTTAGCGCCGAGCGTGGCGAACATAGAAGCAGTCTCCTGCCCTTCTGAAGCTTGGTCGGCTTCAGGTTCTTGTGCCACAGGCTGCTCGTCGGTCTCAGTGACTTCGTCGGCAACCTCGAGGGTTTCTTCTGTGGGGACTTCGGTGTTCGGCTCAGCTGCCTCTTCTTCCGTCGTTTCAGTAACTGCCTCTAGGGGCTCAGTTACTTGCTCTGCTTGGGTCTCCTCCTCTTGGGGTGTAGGAGCGCTGTTATCATTCAGCCAATCGACAGAACCAAGTTTGTCGATGCCCAGACCTTTGTTT